TATTGCAACTGTGAAAGTCACAAAAACTTTTGCAGACCTGTATAGAACGGAAAGAAGGTGCCGACTGATGGATAAATACATGATGGCCGCTTGCTGGATTGTGTGTCCGATGTGCGATGAGCCTAAATGTGTTGGACGGTTTAACTGCCCTGAAATTATAGCGTGGGTAGAAAAAAGGAAAGAAGGTGCTGACAATGGCTAAAGAGTACATAGAGCGGGAGGCGGCTAAGGCACGGCTTAGAATCTGGATTACAGATTGCGTATTAGACGGGGATAATGATGAGGCAGATTGTTACAGGGACTGTATAGACCTCCTTGACAGTATTCCCGCAGCCGATGTTGCGCCGGTGCGGCGCGGACGGTGGATCGAAGAGGATGGCATACAGATTTGCTCAGAATGCGGCGAAGAGCATGAATGGGAAGATTACAGAGCGCCGTACTGCGATACCTGCGGCGCAAAGATGGACGGGGAGGGGGTATGACAATCCCTAAACCGAGGCGGCCCGTACCGTGGCCCCCTCAACGGAAAATATTTTTTTCGATTTTTGCGAAAAATAAGGCGAGGTAGCAGGATGGATATAAGCGCTAAAGAAAAGCGACAAAACGAACGCGCAGCGGTGAGGCGGCTGCTGATGTATTGGGGCAATGCGGAGCGTACGCGCACGGACAAGGAGCGGCAGATTGTGACGGTGGATGAAGAGATTGAAAGCCAGTACGACCTTCATCCACAAAGGCTGACGGGTATGCCGCATGGGAGCGGGGTATCTGATGCCACATACAATGCGGCGCTGAAAGCCACCCGCGAGATAAAGCGGCTTGAGCGCAAGAAGCAACGCCTTGAAACCGAGCTGCAAGAGCTGAATTATCACGCAAGCATGATAGAGTTCGAGGTCATGTGCCTGCCGCCGCTGGAGTGCGAGGTGATAAAGCTTCGGTATGTGGAGTACGGCGTGGCGAAAAGCGGGTACTGGGAAAAGATAGCACAGCGGATGCATGTGTCGCAGGATTGGGCAAAGGCCCTGGAACGGCGAGGCGTGGAAAAGCTGATAAATCGTATCGCGCTGTAAAAGTCAACACGATACAACACTCTTAACGTGCTATAATAGTACCATCAGAAGGGCTGCGTAGAGCGGCCCTTTTCTCATAGGGGGATATATGGAGAAAATACAGTGGGCGCCGCCGCCAGAACACAATAGCACTGATATAAAGTGGATATGCACTCCAAAATCCTGCGCTGAGTGTGACCACTATAACCAAAAGCAAAAGCGGTGCGGGGTAGATGTATGCCCGTATCCGGCAAGGCGGGGCGGTGCTAACATCCGGACAAAAGCATAATAGCCTGAGGGGAGGTGAGACCTTTTGTGGCAAACGGTAAATATCAGCGATGGATTGAGCCGGAGGGCCTCATGTTGCTGGAAGCTTGGGCAAGGGATGGGCTGACGGACGAGCAGATAGCTGGCAATATGGGAATCGCCACATCAACACTATATAGATGGAAAGACGGGTTTGAGGAGATTTCAGAGGCCCTAAAAAAAGGCAAGGAAATTGTTGATATTCAAGTGGAAAATGCCCTGCTGAAAAGGGCACTTGGGTATGAATACGAAGAAACTACGGAGGAAATGATAGGCGATAAAGTAATACGGCGCAGGGTAACGAAGAAAACCATCCCGCCCGACGTTACTGCCCAGATAATATGGCTTAAGAACCGGAAACCGCAGCAATGGCGAGATAGGCCGGAAGCCGGAAGCAATAAGCGGGATGAGGACAGCGGGTGCGGCGTAGTGGAACTCCCGCCGGTGGTACAAGAAGATGAGTAATGTCATTTGGACGCCGCAGCCAAAGCAACGGCGCTTTTTAGAACGGCCGGAATACGAAGTCTTATATGGCGGCGCAGCCGGCGGCGGCAAAAGCGACGCCTTGCTTGCCGAAGCCCTTAGACAGGTGCATATACCGCACTATAGGGCAATAATATTTCGCAAAACTTTCCCACAGCTTTCAGAGCTGATAGATAGGTCAAAAGAAATATACCAGCCGGCATATCCAAATGCGCGCTACAACCACACGGAGCATGTGTGGACATTTCCATCGGGCGCCAAAATATACTTTGGCTCGATGCAGCGAGAAGCCGACAGGACAAACTATCAGGGCAAGCGATATGATTTTGTCGGGTTTGACGAACTTACGCATTTTACATGGCAAGAATACAGCTATCTAATGTCCCGTAATCGCCCTGGTGGTCCAGGGACGCGGGTATATATACGCGCTACAACAAACCCGGGCGGCAAAGGGCATGGCTGGGTGAAAGACCGTTTTATTACTGCGGCGGAGCCTATGACCCCTATCGTTGGCGAATACGATATCGTAACGCCGGAGGGAGGCATCCGCAGAATCCGGCGAACGCGTATGTTTGTACCTGCTACGGTATTCGACAATGCGCGTCTGCTGCAAAACGACCCATCATATCTGGCAAATTTGGCGATGTTGCCGGAAGCCGAGCAAAAAGCGCTGCTATACGGCAGTTGGGATAGTTTTGATGGGCAGGTTTTCCGCGAGTGGCGCGACGACCCTGCGCATTACGATGACCAAAGGTTTACGCACGTCATAGCGCCGTTCAAGGTGCCGTCATGGTGGCCTATATATAGGGGCTTTGACTTTGGCTACAGCAAGCCGTTTTCTGTGGGCTGGTATGCTGTGGACGGTGACGGTGTTATCTATCGCATTGCAGAGTACTATGGGTATACGGGCACTCCCGACACCGGCATAAAGCTCGACCCCACGGGAATAGCGGCAGAAATTAAGCGGATTGAAGCCGAGGACCCCAATCTTAAAGGCAGACAGATACGCGGCATTGCAGACCCCGCGATTTTCGAAGAATCGCGCGGCGAGAGCATAGCGGCTATGATGGCACGTTCCCCCAACTTCGTTTACTGGGGCAAGGGCGACAATTCGCGCATAGCGGGCAAGATGCAGTACCATTACCGATTCGCTTTTGACCAAGAAGGTAAGGCGATGCTGTACATCTTCAACACCTGCAAAAATTTCATCAGGACTATTCCAACGCTTGTGTACGATGAAAAGCACGTTGAGGACGTGGACACGACACAAGAGGACCACATATATGATGAATGCCGCTATGTGCTGATGGAACATCCCATAGCGCCGCGACAAAACGTGTTGCAAAAGCCCACAGAGTACGACCCGCTTGACAGGGACAAGGAAAATCACGGATACGACCCGTATGCATTATACAAGGTGGAGGTGTAACCACATGGATGATATTATACTTGATAACGCACAGGTGGTCGAGGACACCGCCCCCGCGACATATCAGGCGATAGGGAAAGAAGAGATAAGGGAAGCCGAGCAGATATTGCAGAAGTACAAGCAGGGCAAAGCAATGCTCGAACAGCGAATTATAGAAAACGAACAGTGGTACAAGCTGCGGCACAACGAGTTGCTTTTAAGCCGAAATCCCGGTGACCCCCGCCCGACATCTGCATGGTTGTTTAACTGCATTGCCAACAAGCACGCAGATGCAATGGACAACTACCCCGAGCCTAATGTCCTGCCACGCGAGGAAGGCGACAAGGATGATGCAAAGATATTGTCTGATATACTGCCCGTAATTCTACAGCAAAACGATTTTGAGCAGACGTACAGCGATATGTGGTGGTACAAGCTGAAAAGCGGTACTGGCGTGCTTGGCGTGTATTGGGATTCGCGCAAAAACAACGGTTTGGGCGATATAGACGTGCGAGAGCTTGACTTGCTGAACCTTTTCTGGGAGCCTGGCATTACGGACATTCAGAAATCCCGCAACCTTTTCACGGTGGAGCTGGTCGACCGCGACCTTATCGAGGAAAATTACCCCGAATTGAAGGGCAAGCTATCATCGCCCACGGTGGATACGGCAAAGTACATATACGATGATACCGTAGACACGACTGACAAAGCGGCCGTGATTGACTGGTACTACAAGGTGCAGCGGAACGGCAAGGACGTGCTGCATTACTGTAAGTTCTGTAATGGCGAAGTGCTGTATGCGTCCGAAAACGACCCCGAATACGCGGAGCGCGGGTTCTACGACCACGGCAAGTATCCCGTTGTCTTTGACACGCT